CGCGCCGAATTTTGGCGCTTGCTGCTGGAGCGCGCACTGAAACGCATAGAGCGCCGCGCGCTGTCGGTTGCGTCTGGCACGCTGATGCAGTTCGGTTTCAACGCCCTCACGGGATTCGACTTGCGCCATTTTGCGCAGGTCCATCTTGCCAATACGAATGACGGCAAAGCGAGAGGCGAGTTGCCGTGCCAGCAAAATGTATTCCTGTTGGCGTGAGGCGATTAAGTGCTCGCGCAGATTTGCTTCGCGATCAAAGTCAAGCTTGTCGACGTGCCGCCAGCCGTTCAGGAATTGCAGCATCTGCGGCCACCATTGCGCGTATGGCGCCTCACGCCATCGGGTCACGATGGCCGCCAATGAAGCGGCTGCGAACTTGGGGGCTTTTATGAGATTGGTGAGCCGCTCGGCAAAGAGCGCCGGAATATCGGGCGGCCGATCCGGCCATATCGCCCGCAGCGTCGTATGAATTTGATTGAGCGCCAAGTCGCGGCGCTGGCGAATTGTCTCGACCTCATCCATGCGCCTGAGCCAATCCGTAGGCAAATGGGCATGCTCCACTGCGCCGAGGCCGAAGATGGTGGCAATCCGCAGCCCTTGCGGGACTTGACGGAATCCGAGATTGATCCCGCACACCGTGTTGAGCGCTGAACGCACGGGCGGTTGCGGGGGGATGCGACACAGGAATGACACCATATAGCGCCACGCGGTGCCAACGCGTCGCCGGGTCACCACGGCCTGTTGAATGCGTGCGCATTCAGGCAATGGATAGTCGTAGATGAGAGGCCATGTGAGCATTCTCGGGACGCCGTCTTTCGTGTAAAGAGTCATCGACAGGCGCGGCGTGGATTTGCCGTCACGCCCTGGGACGGGCTGCGGCGATAGATCAATGGCGACCTGTTTACGGTCGTTGAAAATTTCCTCCGGCGTTGCGCCACCAATGATTTGTACGGTGAAGCGGCCCCCACCCGTGAAGCGACGGAAGCGCAGTTCGGTGCCTTCTTTCATGGCGCGTGAGCGCGCTACGTCGTAACTGCCCATGACAGCATTGTAGTTGCCCCACCACAGTCCGCTCGCCTTGCGCGCTTGCTTCATAGCCTCGTAATGCGCGCCTTGCAGGTCTTTCAGCGGCGCATGTACGCGCTCCCGCGCATTGATGCGCGCTGCCTTGCACAGCGCGGCAAGCGGCTGGATTTCCGTGGCGATCACGCGCAGTTCTTTGTCGATTTCCCCCGTGGCCACGCGCGCTTGGGCTTTCTGACGTAGCAGCTTGCGACTCGCGCGCAGTTCTGTCTGCCGGTCGCGCAGCTTCGTGAGCTGCTCTTGAAGGGGCGCCACTTCGCCATCTTCACCGACAATGGCGCGATACTCGGCTCGATTCTTGCGCTCCAGTTCCACAAGATTGTTCCACAATCGATTCATGAGGAAGAGCTGCTCGTGGCAGTCCTGATCCCAATTAATCGGTTGCAGCAATCCGTATTTGCAGACGGTCAAGGCATGCGCCTCGGCCGGTTTTACTTCCGCAGCCGCTTCCACTACGTGCTGTTCGGCTATCATAGCAGTCGTCATGGTTATTTGACCCTGAAGTGAGGGAGCCATGCGCGCATGGCCTCGTTGATCACGCCGCTTTCGTTTTTGCCTTGGGGGCTTTCGCCGGAATCTCCTCGACGGCTGATTGCTTGATCCAGTCGATGGCCTGCCGATACTCGGCCATATCGACTTTGAACTGCGCCTTATTTTGGCGCGTGAGGTCGCCGATTGAGGCATGCTCCGTCTGCAGGCGCTGATAGTCCCTTTCTAGCGTCTCGATGGCGCGTTTCAGGCCGCGCCGTGTACGCACGTTGTTCTTGATCGTCATTGGCTCTTTCCCTTTCCTTGCACTGCCGCTCACTCAATCAGTCTCCACTGGCTCCATTCGGAGCGGTTCGCTTTCACGCGGACATTGCCGCCGCACAATGATTCGCAAGTTTGACCGGTTGCGGCACATTCGCGCAATACGGCCCAGGCATCCCCGCCACCAAACACGGTATCCGGGTCATGGAATTCCGCAGCGGGGAGCGCTTCCACGGGCAACGCCAGAAACCGCTTCGCAGTGCTTGCCGAAGCGCTCACGGCAGGCCCGAATCCGCGAATCCCGTGCTGGTCCAGCCAGCGCGAGGTCGAATCATGGTTGCCCGTGAAGACTGCCCGACCGCCGGGTGCGTTAACGCGGCACGCCTCGCCCGTGACGTGCGCCTCATAGCCTTCGGTGAGTTTGATTTGGTAACTCATGTGTCCTCTTTCGGGAGTTGCTGATGCCACTGCGCGCGCGCAAGCGCATCGCAGGTGATTCGGGTGAGAAGCCACAACTGTGGCGTGACAGGATGTCGGCCGCGCTCGTATTTCTTGACGCGGTCAACGGTGGTCATGAGGAGTCGTGCAAGCTGCGCCTGGGAAAGTCCCGCGCGCGTGCGCAGCTCCCGGAATTCATCCGGTGTCGGGACAATGGGCTCCAGCGTGAAGGTCACGTGGAACGTTCCGGTTCATCGGGCTTGTAGGCCTTGAACGCGGCCCATGCATCGGCCGGAATCGCTGAACCTGCGCGGCGCAACCATTCCGCGCGCTCGCGCTCGGTGAGTCTGTTCCACCATGTCATGCCAAGAGCCGCATCATTGACCGACCCGTTTCCGCTGTGACGAGTGTCGCTCATCGCCGCATGTCGTCGCGCGCAGCTTGGATTCGGGTGTGGCACTCTAAGATGACTGCTTCTAGCAGCTCAACCCACTGAGATAATGGCATTGGTGGCGCGCCCTCGCGGTCGATCACTTCCATGATCCGTTGCGAGCTGTCTTCTACTCCAATGACTGGGCGGTTCATGACAGCGCCACCTCGATCTGACGGAATTCCTTCGCGAGTGCTTGCACTTCGTCGTGGTCAAGCTGGTCGCCAGTGGTCCACCCCATCGCGGCCTGTTCGGTGAGAATTGCTTCGCGGCGGGCGTATAGCGCGCCGATTTCCTGGGATGTGATCATGCTTTCACCTCGTAGTCGCGTGTAATCGGCATTCCGGAGCGTTCGTGGCGCGCTGTTTTCTTGTCTGGTGCTCATATTTTGAGCCCTCTAAGGGTTCGGAGGGTGCGAATCGCCCACGTATACGCGCACGACTGTTTGCAAAAAAAGTCGTCAGCGAATCGTCCATAGGTGCCACCGTATCGGGCTCGCATCAGCGGTGATGCTTTGCGAAGCTCGCGGTTACAGTTCTGACAGCGGGGCCGTATGTCGAGACTTACCGATTTCGTCGTTTCTTGTCCCGTGACCCCGCTCACGACCGACCCTCCGCTTTGGCGATGGCATCGCGAAGAGCGATGACGGCATCGACCGAAGCCTTGCTGTCACGTGCGGCGAGCATCGCCTTGGCGCCCGCGAGCAGATCGGGAGCGGCGGCGCACAGGTGAGCATCCGCAGGCAGCATTTCGAGCGACGTATACATGTCGTCGACACCGAACTGAACGCATTGGTACTCGGTAGGATGGCCGTGCTGGGGCGGAATGACCTTCCACGGTCCTGGCGAGTGCAACAGTTTTTCTTGGGATGTCATGCTTTCACCTCAATGAGCTGCATCGGTCCTTCCGATAGATTCGGCTGACACGCTTCGCTATAAGGAACGAAGCCTCGTTCTCTGAGATGCCGCTCAAGTGCGCGTGTCAGCTCGGCGCTGGAGAAACAGAGATAAGAGAAACGGGGCGCCGTGTTCAGCGCCGTGAGCGCATGAATGATCAGTTTATCCGTGGTATCCATTGCAGTTCCCTGTGGTGGCGATCAATCGTGCGCCCCATGTGGGGGCGCACTGGTGAGCGTCAACCAAGGCGCGCAAGCTCAACGCGGGCACGTTGTCTTAACCACTCCGAAGGGGCCTTGCGAGAAGCCCCGACCGGCTGGCTACTCTAGCTTTACCGCAGGCAGGTCGGCGATGCAGCCATCGATGCAGTCAACGCATCCGGCAGCGGTGCCAACTCGACGGATGGCGTCCGGGATGCTCTCGTCTGCCGTGAGCAAAGCCCCCGCACGTCGTCCATGCTCGTTCTGCCAATTGCTGCCATAGATCGCATACACGATAGCGCGGCCGTCCTCGTGCTGGCGCACGCGGATCGACCATGTGCGATTGGCTTGATGTTCGTGCTGACCACCGTCATGGGTCTTAGCCGAGGCGATCAGCGGCCACTGATCATCGCGGATTTTCACGGGCGCCCTATCGGTCAGTATGATGGTGCAAGTCTTGGTTTCGGTGGTCGTCATGGTTGTCATCCTGTAATCGGTGCTGGAATTTGTACCCTTATTCTTCATACAGCCCTCGTCTGTGGTGAGCGTCACGCCCTTTTCGCCGGCACGGGGTCCTTCTATGGCACGCAGTGCGTGCCATCTGTTGAGCGTCATCGTGCATAAGGCTTGTCTAGCCATTGGCCTAGCGGCCATGTCTGGCCCGTGGTGTAGCAAATGGCCTGATGCGTTCCCATGAGGGCGGTGTGCTTTTCCTCCCCAGGGAAAAGCGTGTTTTCATACCATTCCGCGTCGCTGCGGAACTGCGGCGCGTAATACCCAGAGCGGGACCGCTCACGTGACCATGACGGCACATGTTCCATTGTGAAACGGTGCACGTATTGCGCGCACGCTTCGGCTAGTGTCGGCCGTTTTTCTTTTGCCATTGTCTTGACCCTCATGTGTGGTGGCGTTCAATCGGATGTCCTGATGTGGGCGCCCTGTTGAATGTCACTCCATTGCGGGTCATTCATGACGGCGCCCCCTGTACGTATGCTCCGGCGCGACGAATATCCATTCAATTGCGGACCACACCGCGAAGTAACACGGGCGCCCCTGGTAGGTCCCCTTGCGATAGGCCACGTGATAGTCGCGTTGCAGGTGAAGCCCAGGCTCACCGCCGACTGAATAACCACGCGCCCGCGCCCATACTTGCCAGTCGCAACGTCTTTTGAACGTCGCGATAGACACGGCGCGCGCCGTGTCTATCATCGCTGTGATCGACTCCCCGTCAGAGTTAACGCAGCACGTCAGATACTGGAATTTCATTGCCTTGGCCCTATGTGGTGGCGATCAATCGATGGCCCGCGCACGGGCCATCTGTTGAGCGTCAACCAGCCTGCCGCTGCAAGAGCGCGGGCACAGACGGGACGGCACCGCACATCTTTGCGTAGCGAATCCATGCCGCCATGACGGCTGCGTGATTGTCCAGTGGGTTGACTCCCTCACGTGCGGCTATTTTCATCGCAATGCGAACCGGGACGAGTGCGTGCTTTTGGCTCATACGTGCATTCCTTTGAGTGGTGGCGTTCAATCGTGCGCCCCCGCATGGGGCGCACTGGTGAATGTCACGGCTTGATAAGACCGAGCATCGCCTCAGACAAATTGCCGTCGTCAGTGAAGACGCGAAACTCTTCCATGTCTTTGGATGAGATGCAAAGCGGCCACGGTTCTCGGCTATTCATCGGCCGGCGAAGGTAGTAGAGCTTTTCGTGAATGCGCAGCTCCACATTGAGCACGGTAAGCGTGCCGTCGTCGCTGTCCTGCGCAATCTCGAATGCGTCGCCGTCATGCGCAATTTCCACACATCGGAAGCGCTCCGTTTCAATCCACAGGCGGCCCATGCATTTTAGCAGGTTGCCTTCGTTGAATAGATCGCGCGGGATCACGCGTAAATAGTTCGGCTCATTCATGACTGCGCCTCTAATTCGTGGAACGTTTGGCCGTGCACGCTGCGGTCTTTCCCTTTGTTTTCCGCCTCGCATCGGCGCTTGGCTTCGTCATATGAAAGGCCGCGCACTACCGTGCGTTTCGGGGCGCCGCCATACGGCTCCCAGCCCTGCGGATAAGCAGGGTTGCGCTTCCACGGTCGGCCCGTGAATACGCGATACTTCGTCATGCTGTGACCCTCTTCTGTGGTGGCGTTCAATCGTGCGGCCTATCAAGGCCGCACTGTTGAGCGTCACGGACTAGAAGCGCGCGCCGCTGGCGTTAAGGCGAGCAAGGTGCGCGAAGTACATTCCAGACTGGAGATGCGGGAATTTTTCATAGTCGCGCACTGGCGGACGCGGACAATTCATTTCGACGTCAATCACGCACCCTTCAGTGCGGCAAATGGCTGCCCATATTTGCAATCCCATCATGATGCAGTCCCCCTGTTATGTGGTGGCTCTCAATCGATGGCCCGTGCTCGGGCCATCTGGTGAGTGTCATCCTGCGAAGTGGTCGCCGTTCGCCTTGAATTCGTACTCGTTCGCGATGCAGTTTTCCGCTACGACATCGTCTGAATTCTCGTAGGCGTAAGACGATTCAAGCTGTCTGTAGTACCAATCCATGAGTGCGCGCGCACTCTGGGCGAGGCTTCCCAGTAGATCGTCGCGAAGGTCTGCCGTTTCAAAACGCGTCGCCATGCTGTGCGAATAGCGTCCCGTTCCCCGCACGCTTGCGGACGTGTCGGGCATCAGCTCGCCGGCCAGTTCAACGTGCTCGGCCATGATCCGCGCGAGCGTTGCGTTGCGTTCACCTGCGCCCGCTGGTGCATGCTGTTCTAATGCTGCCGGGTCGCGAACATCCCCCGCGCGCCATGAGCCGTGAAACTGCGCGCCGTCGCCTTGTGAGCTGAAGCCCGAAAAAGCGGTGCCTGTAATCGTCCAGCCCATAAAGGCGGCAATCGTCTTGAGGTCTTCGGTTACATGCTCGGACCATGATTCATGCGAATCCTGGCCGCTGCGCCACCATTCGCGGGCGCGGGTTTTCGCCGCTTCAGATAGCTCGGAATACTGGTAAACCTTGATTGTGATATCACGTGCCATTGTCTTGACCCTCTGTGGTGGCTCTCAATCGATGGCCCGTGCTCGGGCCATCTGTTGAGCGTCACACGTTTGCGTGGCAGCCCTCGCGCAACATAACTTCACCTTCATCATCGACCACAAGCCCGCATAGCTGCGCATCCGCGATGGCATGTTCGCGCCACGCATACAGCGTGGCGTCCGCGACGTGAAGACGAATGAGCGCGTCGCCAAACGTGAAGGCATAGCGCTGATTGGTGGGGAGATACTGCAAGCGCATGCGCGCAACGGTGGGCGCTTGCCTGTATGTCGGAAGTGGCATTGTCTTGATCCTCATGTGGCGTTCAATCGAGCACCCGTGAACGGATGCTCTGTTGAGCGTCACAAACGAAACTGGCGCACGAGCTGGCGGTCATTTTCGTGATACTGCAGCATGGAGCGTAACCATGCGTGGCGAGCCGCGCGCATCGCGCGCGTGCGCCCCTTGCGAGAAAGCATGCGATGTGCGGCTCGGATCACGGCGCGCGGTGAAGCGGTCACCCGCACGCATAAGCGTAGATATTGCGCATACATTGGTCTGTTTCCTGTGGTGGCGTTCAATTGGTGGGCCGTGAGCGGCCCACCTGTTGACAGTCACTCATCTTTTTGAGCCTTAATCGCGTAGCAACTCATTCCGTGTGCAATGGCCGCGCGTTCCGCGTTGCGGCGTGTCTTGAATCCGTGCGGCGTGTCGCCAATAGCTTCGGGCGAGAGGTAGTTCAAGCCGGGGCGCGCAAGATACCGGCCAGCATAGGCAAGCTCACTGTCAGCATCGTAGCGGACAACATAAGTGCGAGGCATATAGTGTTCCCTGTGGTGGCGTTCAATCGATGGCCCGTGACCGGTGCGCGCGGAGTTATGGGCGCGGATATCCACGCGCGTGCCGGCCGGAACGATGGCCTCGACAGGTTCAAGGTTCTCATGCGCCTGCAGGCAATCCGGGCACGTCACGCAGTTAATGTCAGGATCGGACGCGCCTTGACGTCCGCACTCATTGCCGCCGCGCGTTTTGAGCAAGTGAATCTTCGGCATGTTCAGTTCCCCTATCGTGGTGGCGTTCAATCGATGGCACTGGCCGTGCCATCTGTTGAGCGTCAACTAGAATTGCGAACGGTGAAGTTCGGCTAGCTCCCGCTCGTATGCGTCCGGATCGTCCGGCAGCTCATAGCGCGGATCGTCGCCAGCGGCGCGGTCGGACGCGTCCTCTGCTATGCCTTCGAGACCTGCCTCGAAACCATCCGACCAGACTTCGGATGCTTCCGAGCCCTCCGGGTGAGGGTTCGTGTCGAGTGACTCGCCCGCGTGAGCCGCTGCGATGCCTGTCTCGCTGATCGCCTCGCGAGCGGCATCGGTGAGAGGGGAAGTAGTCATGAGCGTCCTTTCAGGTGATGGGGGCGGCACGCCCCCTGCCTGAAAAGAAGCATGAACTGTGCCATGTGAGGCAAGCTCATGATTCATCAGACATCAGTGAATATGTCTGGTGAGAAAATGTATACATTTCCGTCACTAAGTGACGTGGTACGTGACGCTCACCGTCACGCTGAGCGTCTTTCACTCTTATCTATGTGTTCGGGAGACTAGCAAGGTATGGGAAGGCAGGGGAGTAAGCCGGGAGAGCGCAGAGGGGGGCGCAAGCTCGGGACACCGAATGTGCTCCCCGATCTTCGAGCGATCACGCTCAAGGCTCTGATGCAAGCCGGAGGGGTCGAGTATCTGGCGCAACAAGCCGTCGCCAACCCCGGCCCGTTCTTAGGTCTTTTGGGTCGCGTCATGCCACGAGAGGCGCACATCGAGATGAGCGGTGAGCTGAGAGTGCGCCAAGAGGTGCGACGCGATCTGGTCGAGAAGTTCATCGCCCTGATGCAGCTACCGGCCAGCAACGATGCGAGCATGCAAACCCTAGCGCTCCCCGCCCTTACGCATAACCCGGATACCCTACTCAAAGGTCAAGTGATCGCCGACCGTGAAGGCTTGAGTAGACGCGCACAGAACGCAAGACGCGAGAGTGCAGGAACGATAGCAGGCGCCGTACAACGCGCAGCGGCTATGCAGATGGAACAGGAGGAGAACGACAGCGAGGCCGCATGAAGCGAGCGGCAAGCATGGAACTGCAGTGGATCAAGGAGCGCGCGTCAAGCGCGCAGACAGGAGACAGACGCGCTACAGCGCGGGAGGCTGACAGAGAATCGGAAAGAGGAGCGGGAGGCAGCGCACGGGCATCGCTCTTTCACGCACGCACAGGCATGCGGAATGCGTAGTGTGGGAGCCTCAGGACGGGATGAATATGTAATATGCCTGTCCCTAAGGGGGAGATGCGCATACATGCAAGCCCATGATTAGCATGGAGATTGTGGAGCGCATAGCCACGGCCAGCCACGAGCGCGTCGCAACATCACATAATCCCTGCGACATAATGTAGGGTCCCTTGACATAACGCGTCCGGACTTACCATAACGCGTCGGCGACCCCCACAACCCGCGCCAGCGGAAGGCCGGGGTGCCGGTACCGGTGCATCCCCCCCGTCACATACATCCTGTTTCCCCCATTTTCACATTTCATTTTTCCCCGAGACGCTCAGCGCTATGCCCAGCGCTTTATCGCTCAGCGTCACGCTCAGCGTTAGAGTCTCTGATACTCACCCCGTGGAGAAAGGTCATTTTCGGGTCCCATCCGGTTCCTGGCCGGTTGCGTTCTATGCCTTCGATGGGGACACCACTCCTGCGCCCTGGATCGGCACATCCCCCTGTGTGGGGAAGCCGGGCCACGGTGAGGTAAGCGGTTCGCAGTGAGCCTTGCGCCAGCACGTGTTCGGGCACCGGTGATGACAGGTACCGCCGTCATGGGGACACCGTTGATCGAGGGGCTTATGGTTCACCGAGGGTCTCATCGTTCGGGTCTTTGAGGTGGTTTTCATGGGTGCTCGCTCCACGTATGGGCGCCGTGATGGGGGCAGTTACCCCAGCGCAGGACGCCGGGGACGCACTCGCAGGTTTGAGTCGGTGCGGGCGCGGGCGGCTTTCGGGGCGCGTGTTCGGCGCAAGTCTTGCCGCATCGTGCGCACTCGTCCTCGCCCGCCCGGAAGAGGGTGAACCGATGAAGCAGCGGCGCATCGTTCATCGACTTCGCCTTCGGGTCATCCCAGCGGCCACTGAGTTCGCAAGGGTCTATCCCCGGCGTAGAGGTCGCGACGTTGCAGCCGTCTCCTGGGCTCGGGCTCGGGTGGTGGCATGAGGTTTGGATGAACCTTCACGAGCACTGGGGCGTTGGGCGCTACGGGCTTGAATAGTCCAAGTCCGGCGCGCAGTCGCTGATTCTCTTCAATGAGTTTGATGTTGTGCTCGCGGGTGAGCGCAAGGGCTGTCTTCAGTCGCTCGATCTCGGTGTTGTTCACGCTGCCCCGCTCGCCTCGGCGAACCGCTGCATGACCGCCTGTCCCATACGCAGGTCTTCGGGTTTGCGGGAGTTGTGGACGGTCACTTCGACGAAGGCTTTTCGTTCGGCGTAAGTGGTTTGGGTGTTCCAGATTCGGTTGATGGCGATCATGACGGGAGAATCGGGCGGCATGAGCTGCCCTGTTTTCAGATCGATCAGGGCCGGGCGGCAGCCCGGACAGTGATCGCAGAAGTCATGGTTTTCCAGCATTTCGTTTTCCCCGAATGACGCACGGTTCCTGCGAATCCATCGTGCTCTGGCGAGTTTCATTAGGACGAAGAGCAAGGTCACTAGGAGGTCCAGGAGAAACACCGGCGTCATGATGAAGTCCCAGCCCAGGTGATGGCGGTTTTTCCATCGCTCCCAGCGTAATCGCTGGCTTACGCGTGCGTTCATGAGCATCGGGATTCGCTCATGGGAGTTTCACGCATCGATAGCGGACTTCGCGTGCAGCCTTCGCGTAGGTAGGTTGCAGGCCCAGTTCGATGGTCTCTCCGATCTCAAGGTGCTGGATGAGTTCAGCGTTCTGCAGTTCGGCTTCGTCAATGATCCGGCCTATGCCTTGTTCTATGTCGAGGCCCCCGCGCAGGCGGCTGATCGTGGCGTGTTCGGGGAACACTTGGGTGACGTAGACCTCGCGTGTGCCTTGGCTGATGTCGGTGAAGGTGGCAGGAGGCATGCCGAATCGCTGGACCGCCAGGGTTTTCCAGGCGCCGTTGAGTTTCCCTTCAAAGAGGAGTGCGGTGGGCATGGCGGACGCCTTTCAGTTGGAATAAACGCTCAGCGTCCAGGGAGTTTCTCTCCGACCTGAATCGAACAGGTCTTAGTCTTCTTGTCGAAGTGAAGCATGAAGAAGCGGTCGCCCACGAGGCGCCACGCAGCACGTTCGCACTCTTCCCGGTGTTCGTACTGGCGCGTGTAGAAGGGCTCACCCAGTGAGTTCCAGGACACATGCCACAGGAGCGCGAGTTCCATTACGTGCTTCCCCCTGACTCATCGGTGAAGCCGATGGGGCCAAAGCCTTCGAGCGTCACGATATAGGTCTGATCCCACCCGATGCGGGTGTCAGGTTCCATGAAGTAGGGCTTTATTTCGAGGTTCTCAAAGGGCAGCGGCAACTCGTGCGAACGGTAAAGATGCTCAACGAGCGCGGCTCGATTCGGCAGTTCGACACACGTCGCCATCGAGTCGTGCAAGCCCCCGCGATGTTCTCTGAATTTCATACGACCTCCGGCGACGCACCATCCCCCTCATGCGGGCGGTACTGCCAGCCGCGTGTGACGAGCCGCAGGGCCTCGGTGGCTTTGCCTTCCTTTACGAGCACGGTGACGGTGTTCAGTTCTTCGGTGGTGGCGTAGGCCACGATCACATCGCGCAGGGTCAGCCAGTGCCACGGCTCCCCGAGCGCGCGCGTGATGTCCCCTGAGACGATCTCTGCCGGGTCATAGTGCCTGATTCGCTCGATGTTTTCATCGCTCAGGACCACCACGACGCTGTAGTGCAGTGGCCTCACCTGGAACGGGATCGTGAAGAGGCTCACGGCTGGAGCGCAAGTTTCCACTCAACAACGAACACGGCATTTCGCTTGCGGTCGTCCCATTCCACGAAGTAGACGCAGCAGGGAAGTTGCGGATCGCAGAGTGAGCCCAGGATGGTGCCGGTCATGCCGATAGGGGTTGCATCGCCTTTCTCACTCTGGGCTTTTTGAATCCGTGTGCCGTTGGGATATCGAGCCTCGGCTGCCTAGTCGCGTGTAAACGCGCCGTACCAACCCGGCTCATGTTGGATATTGAACGGGTGCTCGCGCAGTTCGGTCATCAGTCCGGATCACGCCAGCGTTTAAAATTTGGGTCCCATCCGATGCAGGGCGCATGCACGGGCAACGCCTCAACGGTGCCGCCGTGGCCCGTGGGGTCCACAGGGATGAGCGTCGTGAGCTGCCCCGCCCGGAAGCGTTCGTGACACTTCGCACAACGATGCTCGTCGCTGTTCACCATCGGATGATCGGCGGGCAGTGGAGGAAACACTCGCATCATGAGGGAGTCTCGTTCGCCGACTGTCGGGGGTTCGATTCCCTCCCCTGCTTCCACGGTTTCGTTTCGATCCAGTTTCGCAGCAAACGCTGTAGCCTGTCCGAGCGCGAGCGATAGTTCAGGGGCGTCACGCATCACTTTTGGAACACGTTGAGTCAGGATGTCCCCAAGACCAGCGATCACGGGGGAATATCCATTGCGCTCGATGAGTTCGGCGAGCACTCGCAGTTCTACTTCCGACAGCGTGCTGTAGTACGGGGTGACCATCAGAGCCGCGCTCGCATCATGGCGATTTTGTCGGCGCAATTCACGAGCAGCTTTCCGCTGGCGGTCAGCTTGTACACCGGCCGGCTCCTGCCCGAATAATCCCGGACGTGCTCGTGGACCTTTTCGAGATGGCCGCCGAGCGTCAGTCGCCGCAGGCATGAGTAGAGGCCCGCCGGAGGAATGCGCTCTTTGCGGGAAAGCTGCAGCCCGTACTGGGGGCCGTTGAGGTCTAGCGAGCGCAGCACCTTCAGGTCCAGCGACGTGCAGAACGGATAGGCGGCGGTCTTTCGGTGGCGTTTCGTTTTTTTCATCATGGTTTCCTTCAGGGTAGATCGCGGATCAGGTTCAGGGCCGAGAGTAATTCGGATGCGGTGTTCACTTTCAGGATCGGGCCAGAATGTTCGATTTGCTGGGCGGCAGCGTCGTTGGGTCCGCCCAGCGCTTCCTCTATCGCTGTGGCAGCGCGCCACAGCGGCTGCAAATAGGTCATGAAGACGCGATGCTCGGCCTCATCCTGGCTCTCCCCATCGCGGCGAACGGGATAGTGATGCTCGCGCTCGATGTGCTCGGCGACTGTTTCACGATCAAGCGGCAGCTTGAATATCTCCGTGCCATTCAATCCGTGTTGAGCAAGACAGAATTTGCAGGCGTAGGCCACGTGCGCTTCCTTCGGTAAAGTCGCCACCCGGTTCTTCCTCGCCGTCCCGGCGCTTCAGGAAAGCAAGAACGAACCGAGTGGCCACATTGCTTGTTCTGCGCTGAGCGTCACGCTCAGCGTGTTCCACGTGAATCATACTCGCCGCTTTCCATTTGGGGAGAGTGCGATGCGCGTCATGATGCTGTGCCTGGTTCTGACTGTCACCAGCTGTGCCTCGGGTCCGACGTTGAATGATCTCAACTGTGATCCGGCCTTCGGAGCCTGCTCGGCGAGTATCGATCCCATCGGATATGACTGGTACGTCATGACCGATACCGAGTGCGCGCTCGTCACAATGGACACCGGTGAGAAGCTGCCTGTCACGGGATACAAGCGTTTGCTGGGGACCGGCAGCGAATACGGCATCCAGTCCTGTCAGGTATGCGTGAAGAAGTAGGCGCGCTAATCCTCATCGTCATCATCCGAGTCGCTGTAGTCATAGCTCATCCAGCAGTACAGGATGACCGTGACGAAGGTGGTGACACAGATGGCGTTAACCTGATAGTCACTGAACAGCATTGTCATCTCCGCTTATCTCTTCTGCAGGCGCTTGAGCCGGCGCAGCCACAGCGCCGGGGACTTCTGTGCGCTTTCTATCCACGGAACCGCCAGTACGGGTTTGAGCTGGGTCGCCGCCATCACCAGCGCTGCGGAGGCCAAGCGCGCGGCGCGCTCACCGCTGAGGCCCTGGCGGTCGCCGGCCGTTCTCCAAGTGCCTCCTTTGAGTACGATCTTTAAGGCGCGTATCCCTTGCTGTACCGAACGGACGGCCAGCTGAGCCTCTCCGTTGCGCAGACGCGCTATATAGCGTTTGCTTCGCGCACGGATTTGGAGTTTCTCGTTCAGCAGATGGCATGCCTTACTGCAGTAGACCAAATTTCGGATACCGGAGGGCTTCCATCGTTCGGTGTTCTTCCTCCAGAAGGATTCCCCGCAATTCGGATATCCGCATTGACGGTATCGGTAGAACGAACCGTTGTACTCAATGCCCAGGCATTGCGGGGCTTCACGCAGCAGGCGTGCGAAGTCCGGCGTCCGACCATCTGTATAGCTGCGGCGCTTGTGAGTCATCGACGCGGCCTCGCGTTCTGTACGAGGGCGGCACGCCCGCGTTCATAGCGTTCGATCAGAGCGGCGAGCAGTTTAACGCGCGGATGCGCGGCATCAGCCCGCACCAATATCTTCATTTTGTTCAGGGCGTGTCGATACTCCTGCTCCGTCCTGATGACAGTGGCATCGTCCAGCAGCTCGATAGTCTCTTGTAATGCCGTGATGCTGGCGCGGGCGACCTTGCCCACCGCGACATCATTGTAGTGGCGATCCGTGGCACACCGGAGTAGGTCTATAAGCTGCGCGATCCGCTTCACTCGTCTGCGTTCAATCACTTCGCTCAAAGGAGTCTCCTATGCCTCGTCCGCGTCCCAGCCCCAAGCCCAAGCCTCGTGATCCGCCCCCGCCTCCGGCGAGCACGACGAAAGAGAAGTTCGCTGCGCGAGGTGGACCAATCCGCAAAGCATCCGGGGGCCGCGTGAAGCGCGGCTGTTTTTCATTTTATTGACGCCGCCGGTCAGCGTTCCGGTAGCTGGGCCATCTCCGCTTTGCCCCGTGCCAGCGCGGCATCGATTTCGGCGAGAACGAATTCCCCAAGCGTCTGGCGCTTGTCGGGGCGCGCGCGGTAATTCTTCATGATGTAGTCGGTCACTTTGCGCACGTCGCGCTCGTGCTCTTCCTTCGTGATGTCCATGACTCACTCCTGTTCGGAAGTAGCCCGGCCTCTCCACCGTCTCCACGCTTACTCGGCCCTGACCAATAGCTAGAGTCCGCAGAGAGGCCGGTATCCTATAGACGGCCGGGCTGCGCTTTTCCGTAGTGCAATAGACCATCATGGATACTCCTCGTGGGAGCGCGGCTTTTCCACGGGAGTTATCGTGAAATCGAAGCGCTGGCCTGTTCGTTCGAGTATCTCGATGAGTCGCTCCAGCGCGAGGGTATAAAGACTCCCGCCGCGTAGCGTGGTCTTGTGGCAGCCGAGTAATGATGCCGCCTGAACGGTGTTGAGTTTCTCCCGAGCGCGCCACGTATTGATGGCGGCAATAATCCCGACTCGCACGCGCTGTGCGGTCACATAACTGCTACGCGGCCGTGCCGGCGCTGGAGTCATGTTGCTCGCGGGCATACTTTCAGTGTCTCCTGGGTCTAGCGGACGGGGGTCTGCGAAGCAGGATCGTGGTTTCGTCCCACGTGCGTTGCAGGACATTGAATGCCTGCCTGTGGAGCGGACTGATCTCAATCCACGCTTTATAACGTGCTCGCATCTCGTCCGTGCAGTGGGGATCGCTGAGTTCGACCACAAAGAGCGCCGCCTCTCGCTCGATCTTTCGTCTCTGGAGGCGTCCACGAGCCAACAGATGCATTGGAGTTGTCCCCCTTCGGTTTAGATATAGCGAGGTCCCGGACTGTCCACTCGCCTCCCCGTCCGGGAAGGGATCACTCGACATTCGAGTAACCCGAATTTACGGCCCGAATATGCGTGGTGGACTCACCGCCAATCCCCGTGGCACCGCTGGCGAACTGGTGAATCCACGCTCTTGCGCTGCGGGGGAACACGATCACGATGGCTCGGTTGTTCGTTGTACCGTCACGGAATGCGGGCGCGCTATTCGTGCCCCTGCGAGGCTGGCCACCACCAAGAGCCCTATCCCGAAGACAGCGGTAGGGATATCTGCGCCGAGCGCCGCGAGAAGGCAACCTTCCAAGACGCTGAGCACGCATAGAACACCGAGCCATCGATAATGGATGCGATAGCGAACGACCATCATGCGTGTCCTGATGGTTCGCATTCATTGACTCCAGGCAAGCGACAAATGAGCCAGTCGCTCACTGAGTGGTGTCGCCCGAGACAACGGCTCGGGGATCGCGCAACTGAGCGCATACAGGAATGCATCGATGTGTTCTGCGCAGGTGAGCCATCCCTTCGCTTTGGTAATGGCCGCCATTCGTGCCGTATGGTTCATGGCGCGCTCAATGCTGCTGACCAGATGCCGTGCTTCACACATCAGCGTTGCCACTCTGTCGGCCTGCTCCTCTTCGACCAGGTGCGCTTCAATGTCGCCTCCGCATCGAGTGCAGAAGCCTTCGCAGGTCATGGACCGAAAGAGGTACTGACAGTGACAGCGCTTCATCGGTAACTCATCTGTATACTGAGCGCAGCATCGATGAGGCAGGACCATCGATGTGCGCCTCGGGAGATTCATGAAAACAACCACGGCACTTGATGTCCTGAAATTCGCGTGGACACTCTATCGCAGCCCGCATCGCGCGAATTTGCGCATCGGGCAGATCGTGGAGAACTCCGTGCACTTCAACTCTCGTTACGGGCCCTTGTTCTATGTTGAGAACAAGAATCTGCGAACGCTGGTGCGGACCTACTGGTGGTAGTTGTACTCATGCTCCTGGGCTTGCTCGTGGGCCATATCGCTTTTCGCGTGTATCACCGGAAACGGAAGATTTGGTGAAGATGATTCAGTTGCGTCCCCATCTGGATGACTTCGAGGGCTCTACTCGGCGCGTTGTCTATCTCACCAACGGGGATGCTGATGACGTGCTCGCTTACATTCGTTCTCACTTCCCGCAGTGGCGCCCGGACCTGAGATACCTCATGCAAATCCATTGCGGCATCGATAAGCGCAATGGATGGGATACCTGGGTCATCAAGCTCCGTAATCACCCGGTTGTGTGGACGGATGGTCCGGTCGCCGGGGTGCCGAGGCTTGAGGTTGTCGGGTCTTCACCCAATCGTTCGTGATCCTTGCTTCGAGGAACAGACCGCTTTATTTTCGTACACGAGCGCCCGCAGACCCGTTGATGTGCCACCAGTGCCACATCGGCGGGAGCGAGAGGGCATAGCAGGAAAATAGCCCCTCTCGTTCACGCCGGGTCTGCGGGCACGGACTAGAGCCTAGCACAGCTTATGGAAAAATCCACACATGGAGTGTGGAACTATAAGGGGGGTCAGCGGAAGGGCATGCGCCGGGTGTAGTAGGCCAGTGCTTGCCGCGCCGCTTCTCGCCGGGTCAGCTCAGGATCGTCATTGCATTTCGATCCTGGAACAGTGCAACAACAGCGTCCCTGTTGATGCGCGACCGACCCGAGAATCTTTCGCGCGTCACATTCGTCGTGATAGACGATCTCGGTTGGCAGATCGCAGGTTCCCACCAAGACGTTTGTGATGCCGCTGTCCTGTTCAGTGATCGGCTCGTCACACCACCCGCATCGTGATCCCACCGGAATTGCGATGCGCTCCAGCCAATCGGTTGGCGAGGCCCGCTCTGGCGGCCCGAACCACTTCATCATGCAGCGCGGATCATCCGCACCAGGTCGGGCGTGACCGTCGTGAGCACGAGCGCCGCATGGCATCTCGGGCACATGCAGGAAACCATGCGTTCAACGCCCGCTTCAAAATCACACCTCGGACAGAAGTAGACGAGCGCACCGAGCCGGAAGCCGTGCAGCTTCAGGTTGGCAATGCGCGAGTTGTCCGGAATAAGGCACATGGGGAGAGTTTGCCATAAACGCTGAGCGTACGGCCAGCGAGCGCTCAGCGTCTTTATGCCCGGAGTGCGAGCGGCGATGGGGCCAAGAGCACGCACCGGACTGCGTGCTTCGGCCCCTCCCACGCTATGACGATTACTCGCATTTCCTGAAGGCAAACCACCCCGAAGATTACTGGGGCGAACCGCTGAAATATCTCAGCGACTACCAGTAATAAATGTGGGGTCTGCGGTAGTCGGGCCAGCGACGGATCAGATCGGGGTCTACACCGCGCTCGATGTCACGCAGGAGTCGGTTGGAACGCACCCGAGAGGGCCGCAGGTTGTGCAGCTTCTGATGCCACTTCGGTTCCCCGTTCATGGTGATCCGGGGCGAGTGCTGCCACGGCTTTTCCGGCGCATGCCAGCCGGGCTGAAATCGAGGGTCATCCTGGAGCACGGCAAAGAAGGTGCCGTGCCAATACCAGGTGCATTCCCGCCAGATATAGCGGGCACGGCGGATTGCGGCGACACGCTGCTGGTGGCGCCGAAGAGCTTTCTTCATGACGTAGAGCCTCGTTAGGTAGTTACGTCACCGAAGTTCTCCTCATAGATAAGTGGACGAGGCGCCCCTGCGTTCGGTCTCACGCAACTGCTGTCACAGCCACCAGTGCCAGCAGTGCCAGGGCGCCCCGTCCGACACCGGCGCGAACTATAGCCTCACTCAGATAGAGAGTTCAAACGACCGTTGATAGATGAATCAGTGCTCCGACGACAACTCGATGAGTTGTCCGAGCACGAACTGGCCATCGCCTATTGGAAAGCGCGGTGGATGCGGCAAGCCCGCCCGAAGCAAGTGCCCCCTGATGCCGCCCATCCCGATTGGAAAGTCTTTGGTATCTGCTCCGGCCGAGGATTCGGCAAGACGTTGGCCGGGGCGAACTGGATCGGCCTCGAAGCGGCACAGCATCCGAACTCCTTCAACGCGATTATCGCCCCTACCTACCAGGACGCACGCTACACCTGCTTTGAAGGTCCGACCGGGTTGCTCGCGGTCGTGCCACCGATCCTCTACAAGCCCGAAGACTACTCGCGCTCCGTCCCTTCACTGACGCTATGGAATGGATCGGTCCTGCGCGGATTCGCAGGCGATTCTCCCGACCGTCTGCGCGGTCCACAGCATCACCGCGTCTGGGCCGAAGAACTGGCCGCGTGGGCCTACCCCGAAGAGGCGTGGTCCAACATGGTGTTCGGCCTGCGCCTGGGTGCGCGACCGCGAGTGATGTGGACCACGACGCCGCGTCCGACCGCGTTCATGCGCGAACGGATGGCCCCCGTCTCGGGCACCGTCATCGTCACGGGCGCGATTCACGAGAACGCCGACAACCTGCCCGACTCGATGCTCCAGGAGATCGAGCAGTATCGCGGCACGCGCATCTGGGAGCAGGAAGCGCTCGGGCGCCTGATCGATCCCGAAGAAGGCGGCATCGTGAAGCGCTCGCAATGGAATATCTGGCCGAAGGACAAGCTGCTGCCGCAGTTCCTGTGCATCGTGATGTCGCTCGATACGGCCTTCACGGAAGACACCGTAGATAAGAAGACGCGCGATGCGGACTTCACCGCCTGCAGCGTGTGGGGAGTCTTCGAGCAGGGCGGCGCGGAAATCGTCCGTCACGGCTCGGTCGTGAAACCATCGCCCATCCGCCACGTGATGTTGCTCGATGCATGGCAGGACCGGCTGGGCTTCCCCGATCTTGTGGCGCGTGTGCGTCAAGAATCCACCGGGCGGTACGGTCAATCTGAGGAAATGGCGGAGCCATATGTGCATCTGCCGAAGAAGGCCGCGCCTCGCGGTGGACACGGCATCGACATGATCGTGATCGAGGACAAGGGCTCGGGCATCAGCTTGCGCCAAGCCCTCGCGCGTGAGGGGTTGCTCTGCCATGCATACAACCCAGGACGTGCAGACAAGCTCGCGCGCCTGCATTTGGTGAGCCCGTTGTTTGCTTTCGGCCGCGTCTGGGCCGTTGAAAGTGACTTGAGTCCCGGCCGCCCGAAGCGTTGGGCTGATCCACTCATTACACAGGTGTGCTCGTACTCCGGCCAGGGAACGATTGCACACGATGACTTGCTGGACTCCACGACCGCCGCACTACGTGTGCTGAAGGATCAATGGATTCCTGCGTTCGCTCCCCCGATCCAGCGCAATGAAGACGATGTGATTCGTCGTAAGCCTGGGCCGGTCATCAACCCCTACGCCGTTTAGAGAAACCCTATGGCTGATGAAACTATGGGTGCGTCCCCCGACGCGCCGACGATGCCGGCTGCCCGTGAAGAACCTGTCGATACTGATGATGGTGGCGCCATTGTCACGATGGCGCAGGGACGGGAGGTTGAAGAAGAGGAAGAGTTCTATCGCAACATCGCTGATGACCTCGACCAGAATGAGCTTGATGCGTTGTGTGTCGAGCTGCTGCAGAAGATCGACTACGACAAAGAATCCCGCAAGAAGCGTGATAAGCAATATGAAGAAGGGCTGAAGCGCACGGGACTCGGGGACGACGCTCCCGGAGGCGCAGGCTTTCAGGGCGCCTCGAAGGTGGTGCATCCCATGCTCACCGAGGCATGCGTGGACTTCTCCTCCCGCGCGATCCGTGAACTGTTTCCCGCCGAAGGCCCGGCGCGCGATTACATTCCCGGTGAACCGACCAAAGCGCGCGTTCTCAAGGCCAAACGCAAAACCAAATACCTCAATTGGCAGTGCAAAGTGCAGATGCAGGAGTTCCGCTCGGAACTGGAGCAGCTCCTGACGCAAACGCCACTGGCGGGTGTTGGCTACATGCGCATCGTGTATGACGCGCAGAAGAAACGTCCGGTCCCGAGCTTCGTGCCCGTCGATGACGTGTATCTGCCATACGCGGCGAGCAGCTTCTATACGGCTGAACGTACGACATATGTTGAATACATCACGGAATACGAATACGAGAAGCGTATCGCGGAAGGAATGTATCGCGATATCGATGTAACCCCTCCCGGTACGCCTCCGGAGATTACCAAAGCGGAGAAGGCCAACCAGAAGATCGAGGGCAAACAGGAAGAGGTCTACAACACCGATGGTCTGCGCACCATGTATGAGGTGATGGCGCACGCCGAACTGGAGGAAGACGAAGACCTAGTGCCGTATCGCATCTCCATTGATCCCAACGGCAAGAAGATCACCGCCGTAGTACGCAACTGGGAACAGACGGACGATACGCAGCAACCGATGTTCTGGATGAGCGAGTGGCCCTTCGTTCCGTGGCGCGGGGCGTATCCGATTGGGCTCACGCACATGATTGGCTCACTCTCGGGAGCCGCCACCGGCAGTTTGCGGGCACTCCTCGATGCGGCCCACATCAGCAACATCCCAACGCTGCTCAAGCTAAAGGGGACGAACTTCAGTGGGCAGTCACTGGAGCTGAATGTCACGCAGGTGACCGAGATCGAAGGCGGTATCGCGACTGACGACGTGCGAAAATTGTTGATGCCGCTCCCCTTCAATCCGCCATCGGCGACCCTGTTCTCATTGCTCGGCTTCCTTGTTGATGCCGGCAAGGGCGTCATCCAAACCACCTTCGAGAAGTTCTCCGACAACGCCTCGGCGAACATGCCTGTGGGCACGACGCTCGCCATGATCGAGCAGGGCATGACGGTGTTCAGCGCGATCCATGCGCGCCTACACGACGCGATGGCGCGCACGCTCGGCATTCTCCACCGCATCAACCGGATGTATCTCACGGACGATGCCGTACGGGATGAGACCGGCGAACTGATGGTGAAGCGCTCGGACTTCGAGGGGCCCCTCGATGTCATTCCGGTCAGCGACCCGGAAATCTTCTCCGACATCCAGCGCTTCGCCCAGATGCAGGTTGTGGCCCAGCGCGCGCAGATGAATCCGCTGTATGACCAGCGCAAAGTTGAGCTGATGATTCTGCAGCAGACGCGCATCCCGGAGGCGGAGAATCTGCTCGTGCCTGCGCCGACCGCAGAGCCGATGAATGCGGTGAACGAAAATTTGGCAATGACCTTCGGGCGTCCCGTGGCGGCATTCCCCGATCAGGATCACCTGGCGCATATTCAGGTCTTGCTCGACTACATGACATCGCCTGTCTTCGGGCAGCTCCCCATCATTGCACCCTCGTATCTGCCGGCCGCACTTCAACATCTCACCGAGCACGTGGGCCTGTGGTACGTGAATCACGTGTACGAGTCCCTCTCCGCCGAATTGCGCCAGGACCTCGGCAATCTCATGAAGTTCCGCGATCCGGAAACACGCAAACAACTGGATGCAACGCTGGCCGCTGCATCGAGCGAGACGGTGGCGGCGGCACAAAAGACATTCTCTTCCCTGCCGGCGGTGATTCAGCGCGCGCAGCAGATGCTGCAGGCCTTCGGCCCGAGCATCCCTCCCGATCCCAAGGCGGCGGCCACCATCGCGGCGAAGCAGATGGATCAACAGACGGCACGCGAGAAGATTCAGGCGCGCACGAACGAAGTGCAGCTGACCCTCGCCGCAGACGCTCAGCGTGATGCTCAGCGCTCACAAGGGGATGCACAGCGGGATGCCATGAAGCAGCAGCAGGAGGATCGGCGCACGCAAATGATCCAGCAGCAGTTGACGATGCGCGAAGCATCCCAACAGGAGAACGAGACAGAGCGGCAGGATTCGGAGATGGCAGCACGTGAACGCATGAACACGGCCGACAATGTCACCGCACTCACCATCGCCGAAGCCGAAACGCTCGCGGACAATAAAGCCGCCGTGGAAACCGGCACCGGACTAAACCCGAATCCCTAATGACAGAGGTGAACTATGAGGCTCCCTGACTTCTGGACCCGCAACGCGTGGCGCATCATCGTCTTTGCGCTCATCGTGCTCGTGGCGATCATCAGCATCCAAATCGCGCACGCAGCGGGCACATCCGCCACTCTCACGTGGACACACGCAACGAGCAACACGGACGGCTCGACGCTGGCGCTCACTGAGATCAAGGAGACGCTCATCGTCTGGCGTCGCCCTGGCAATAGCACCATTACAGGCTCGGTGCGTGTCACGGCGCCCGCTACTACCATCATTGTGCCGGGATTGGTCTGCGGTAACTTCAACTTCACCGGCGTCACCATTGTGAAGACGAATGATGTGCAGTCCGCCGAGACAGCCCCAGTGCTCTACGCCACGGGAGTACAGTGCCTGCCAAACCCTCCGAGCGGCCTGGGGGCAAGCTGACCCTCTGGGCCATCATCGCAGCAATACTCATCGCACTCGGCTTTTCACTTTGAGGATATTTCTATGGAACCGCTTCGACAGCACTACATGGTCGCCACCGGAAAGGGCGTGCAGCCCGCCCCTGATCCAAATCCGAAACCGAACTTCATCAAGCCCTCCGAGGCCGGTACGGCAAAGGACGCCCATCCGAATCCCATGATGATGAAGAAGGGCCGCTGAGCCAGGATTCGCACCCCCAGTGAGTCCACACATCAGTCGGGGCTCGGCACTGATAAAGCCGACACGCCTGCTCACTAGAGGTGGGTCACGGACCTCCGGACCCCTCACTGGGTGTTGCGAACATTGACGTGTTGAAACGTTCACACGTAACTTCTGTTATTGAACGTGCGATAGATGAGTTGCTGAAGCACGAACTCGAAATAGCGCGGGACAGCCTTGCGAGGCCGTCCGATAAAAGTGAGTTCGGCTACGGCCACGTCTGCGGAATGTTCCAGGCCCTTCAATTGGCCCGGTCAATCCTTGAGCACTGCCTCAACGAAGGTGATCCCGTCCGGGAACGCCGCGAAGAGAGCTGACCCCTAGCCCCTGTTTTGCGTGCGGCCGTCCCGTATGCCTTCGCTTGCGGAGGGCACGCGCACACGCATGGCAGGCGTTTGGACGCTTTGCGGATGTGTGCCTGTGACCATGACTTCGGCCGCTGTGGTGCGGCCCGCATTCAACTATTCCTCGGCCGATGAGGCTTTCCCCGACGTAGATCCGGGGCTCATTCCCTATGGCTCGCGCGTGCTCGTGCAGATTCGCCGCGCCAAGACGCGCACGGCCAGCGGCATCTATGTCGCCCCGATGGCTCGCGCTGTAGAGAGTGATCTCACGCAGATCGCGAAGGTTATCGCGCTCGGCCCGCTTGCCTTCAAGAACCGCGACCAAGGCGTGCAGTGGGTCGAAGGCGCGTGGTGCCAGGCCGGCGAGTATGTCCGCGTTCCGCAATACGGCGGGGACCGCTGGGGCGTGCCGGTTCCCAATCCAACGAATTCTTCCGATGAGTACGTGACGTTCGTCGTGTTCGACGACCTGGACCTCATCGGCAAAGTCACGTGCGACCCGCTGTCCGTGGTCGCCTACATCTGAACATCGAGGCATTGCCGTGGGCGAAGCCGCCAAGAAAGACGACGAAGAGAAATTGATTCCGGTAGGCCCCGGAGCCGAAGGGCTCGAAGCGGAGAAACCGGAGAAAGACGCCGAGCCGGAAGACAAGCGGCTCGCTGCGCACGACGAAGAGGATGAGCCGGATCAAGAGGCTCAGGGCGGCAAGAAGAAAGAGTCAGCGAGGGAGCGCCGTGAACGTGCGAAGAAGTCGCGCGAGCGCGAGCGCCTCGAACTGAACTTCTTCATGAAGCGCAATGAGGACCTCGAAAAACGGTTGATGGTGATCGAAGGGCGCACCGCTCAGACCGAGACGGCCGCCATCGATCAGCGCATCACGAGCGTCCAAGCCCAACTCTCCAACGCGGATCGTGTGCTGGCCGAAGCACTGAAGAAGCCCAACGGCGGAGGTAGTGAGGAGTTCGTTGAGGCACTGAAGATTCGCGATCAGTTGCGCGATCAGTTCAGCAGCCTGACGGCGACGAAGACGCATCGGGAGACGGAGGCCGTGCGGCAGAAGCCGGCGGCGGTTTCGCAGGAGCCGAAGCCCGACCCGCGCGTGCTGCGCAACGCCCGTGAATGGGCGGACAAGCACGACTGGTTCGACTTCAACGGCAATGACGAAGACAGCGTGATTGTTCGAGTGATCGATGAGGCAGTGGCCGCTGAAGGCTACGACCCCTCCTCGAATGATTACTGGGATGAGCTGACGTCGCGCGTGAAGCGTCGGCTTCCCGAGAAGTTCTCCAAAGGAGCGCGTGCGCGCACCGATGAGGATGACGACGTGGATGACGAGGAGGAGAAGCCTCGACCGAGTTCAGGACCGAAGTTCTCTTCGGGCGGGCGCGAGCGCCCGCTGAAGAAGGGAGAGGTCTACGTATCGGCTGAGCGAAAGCAGGCGATGAAGGATTACGGCGTATGGGACGACCCCGTTGCCCGCAATCGCATGCTGACGAAGTACGCAAAGTATGACGCGGACGTTTCCGCGTCGAAGTCTTGATCGACAGGACAGACCGGAGAAGCGGTGTGACCAACCAGCCCCCATTGGTGGATTCGCGTTTGAAACGGACTGCATCGGAGTCTCGTTCTGATCGGCGCGCGCATGAGCGCAGCCTGAGCGAGAGCCGTGAGCTGTCCGACTCCGAGCGACGCGAAGCCTACCGCAAGGGCTTGTATCAGTCCCATTTGCCGGATTTGCCGCAAATGAAGGGCTATCACGTGTGCTGGTTGACGACGACCAATCCGAAAGACTCCATCCAGGCGCGCCTGCGGCTCGGCTACGAGCTGATCAAGGCGAGCGAGATTCCGGGGTTCGACTTCGCCAATGTGAAAACGGGCGAATACGTCGGGTATGTCGGCATCAACGAGATGCTGGCCGCTAAGTTGCCTCTGGCTCTGTATCAGGACTTCATGACGATCTCTCACCACGAGCAACCGCTTGAGGAAGAGAGCGCCATCGTCGCAGATGTCCTGAAACATCAAGAGGCCACGCATGGCGCAGTCGGTGGCGTGAAGTTCTTCGATGGCACCTTGCAATTGGGGAAAGGTCCCGTCGCTCCGCATTTTGCCGACGAGTTCGGCGAATCGTGAGCGCGGGAGGACCCATGCCCAATCTTCGGAGCCTTCCATGTCCACGACCTCTGCGCCCTTCGGGCTGAAGCCGGTCTATCACCCCTCGGGCACCGTCATTCCGATTTCCGGGACGATCACGACCGGGTACGCCTCAAACATTTTCCAGTATTCGCCCGTCGCATATGTCGCTGACGGAAGCATCGAACTGGCTGCGGCGGCAGCACTCGCCATCGGTTCTTTCGCCGGTGTGCAGTACACCGACGTGAACGGCCGGCGTCAGTTCTCCAATAAGTGGCCTGCCTCCACCACCGCTACGGACATCGTGTGCTGGTTCACCTCGGACCCCGAGACCATCTACGAGATTCAAGGCGCGGGCTCCATCGTGCAGGCGGATATCGGCGAGCAGGCCGATTGGAGCACGAACAACACCTCCAGCGGTAACACGACGACGGGTCTGTCGAACGTGACCATCGGGACTCCGGCGGTCACTACGGCGGGCTTGCAAGTCATTGGTATCAGCTTGGCCCCGGATAACGCCTTCGGCGATGCATTCACGGTTGTCCGCGTGCGCATCAACGAACACCAGAACCAAGCCGCTACGGCTGGCTATTAAGGAGAAACCTAAATGGCCTCGCCTATGCAATCGACTGATTTCCGTTCCATCGTGGAGCCGATCATCTCGGACGCTTTCGATGGCCTCTATGACCAGCGCGCCGATGAATGGCGCCAGGTGTTCAAAGAGCAGACCAACGTTCCTGCGCGCGCGTACCTGGAGGACGTGACGCTCTACGGCTTCGGGGTTGCCCCGCAGGTGCCGGAAGGCACCTCGTTCACCTACGACGCGGGCGGCGTGCTCTACATCACACGCTATGTGTACCTCGTGTACGGTTTGGCATTCGCATTGACCGCCGTTCTTGTTCAGGACGGAGATCACATCCAGATCGGCACGACGTACGCGAAGCATCTCGCACAGTCGATGATCGAGACGAAGGAAACCCTCTGCGCCAACATCCTCAATCGTGCCTTCAATGGTGCGTATCTGGGCGGTGATGGCGTCTCGCTGGTATCCGCCTCGCACCCGATCATCGGGGGCACGGCGAGCAATCAGCTCACGACCCCTGCGGCTCTTTCACAGACTTCGCTTGAGCAGCTGCTCATCCAGGTGCGGCAAGCCATCGACTCGCGTGGCAAGAAGATTCGCCTGAATCCGATGTCGCTCGTGGTTTCTCCGAGCAACACGTTCCAGGCGGAAGTGCTCCTGAAGAGCGTGTTGAGAACTGGCGCCGCAAACAACGACATCAATCCGGTGAAGAGCATGGGTCTGCTGTCCAAGGGACAGGCGAACCTGTCTCGTCTGACTTCCACCACTGCGTGGTGGGTGCAGACGAACGTGGATGATGGCCTGAAGCTCGTGATGCGTCGGCGCCTGGATCGCACCAGCGAGCCGAGCTTCAACACGGACTCCATGCGCTACAAGTCGAGCGAACGCTATCTGCCTGGTTGGACTGACTGGCGTACCGTTTTCGGTACGGCGGGGGTGTGAGCTATGGGCGCGCCATACAATTCATTCACAGACTACCCGAACGGGGTGACGAGCTTCGGCGTCCCCGTGCTGGGGGGCGGACCGGGGAAGTTCGTCACTGCCCCGTTCGGCCGCACCTGGTTCATCAATACTAACTCCACGATTCCAGCGTCTGGGTGGCAGGCAGGCAGTGACGGATATAGCGGCACGTCTCCCACGTCTGCGTTTCAGACGATGACGAAGGCGTTCACGGTGGTAAATGCCGGTGACGTGATCAACTTCACCGGCAAGCTCACAGAACAGCTCGTCACGCCCGTCCAGATTTTTGATGTCTGGATCAATGGATGCGGCAACCGTCCACGGCATGCGGACTCCACGCCTTCCGGTGGCCAGTACGCTGCAGCTCAGTGGGCCCCTCCGGCGAGCGGCGGAATTGCCGCGCAAGCCACGCTGCGTGTACTTCAGCAAGGCTGGCGTTTCACGAATTTCCTCTGGACGGCAATCGATACGAATGCTGCGTGTCTGGAGATCGTGCGAAATGCCGGCGCTGGCGACCTGGAGCGCGATGGCTCCCACGCTTCGGTCTTTGGTTGCCGATTTGCCGGCGCTGGCGTTGGAATTCGTAGCGGTGTCGCCGGTACGTTTACCGAAATTGCGTTCAACGTCGAAGTTGCCGGGAGCAAGTTCAACGACATGACGACTGCGATGAGCGGTATCAACGGAAACGGTTGGTACATCCATCACAACGTATTCGGCCCGAATACGAATCAGATCATCATGGCGCTGCAGAACTCCGTGATTGAGTACAACAACATTGGTCCATTCACGGCGGCGGCCAACTCCGGCGGCATCGATCTCAACGGCGGTGCCGGAACGAATCAGGTCTCATTGAACAATCTCAGCGGGACCTACTCGATTGCCGGCGGCTACCGAGTCGGTGGGGCCGGTGACAACTGGTACGGAAACGCTTCTTCCGCCGGCTTCACCTCGGCCGATCCTGCCTAACCTCTCAACGAGGCGCGGGTCCGAGCGGGCCGCGCCTCTGAGGAAATCATGCGTCCTATCCGCATCACCCGTGCATTGCTCACGGCCGATGACAATGGCATTGCCGAAGTGCAGCAGCTCGTAGGCGCCGGGGACCTCACGCTAAACGGCGCCCTCGTGGCCGGCGGCATTGCGCAACTCACCTCGCAGCGCAAGGTCGGCATGTTCTCCGCCGGCAACATCTCCACCGTTGTATTCACTATCTACGGAACGGATCAGGTGGGCAACACGATCAGCGACACGATCACTGGCATCAACAACACCACGGTTTCGACCACGCTCGATTTCCTGACGGTCACGCGCATCGCTGCGAGCGCCGCAGTTGGATCGGATGTCATTGCCGGCACGACGGGCGTCGGAGCCTCCCAGCCCATTCCGCTCGATATGTATCTCGATCCATTCAACGTCTCATTATTCTGCGACGTGACGGGCACCGTGAACTACACCGCGCAGTTCACTTTTGATGATGTATTCGCGAGTGCGGGGCCCTATACCTGGGCAAACCATCCAGACCTCACTGCCGCGACGGCGGACGGGGATGGGACTTATATCTCCCCTGTCACCGCGACACGACTCGTTACGAACTCGGGCACAGGCAGCATTGTGATGACTGTCTTGCAAGCCGGCGTGTTGTAAAGCGCGCTCAATGCAATGGCCATCACAGGCGGCCGTGATCCGACGATTGATGCGAATACGGCGCTCGGCTTTGGTCTCTTTGGAGGCTACACCGTATTTACCATTTCCGGTTTCAATCCCGATGTAGATACCGGGTCTCTTCCCGAAGATATTTGGAATGGTGGTGGTGTCTACACTGGCTTTCCAACCGGGGCCCCGGAGACGGTGGAGGTATTTTCGAGTAGCGCCTCGGACACGGGGCCTGTTCTCATCCGGGGACTTCAGTCGTCCACCTCAACTGCCTATAGCACCGAAACCATACAGCTCACCGGCACGACGCCCGTTGCGAGCGTGCAGGCATATTACCGCGTGAATCAGGGCGCCTTTTTAGGCGGCGCGCCGACGAGTTTCAATGTTGGCACGATTACCTGCCGACATACCGTCACAACGGCGAACGTGTTTTTCGTCATGCCCATTGGCAGATCGATCACGGCGGTTGCGGCGTTCACAGTGCCTTCTGGAAACAGCGCGCTCGTGACTGGGACGCGCACCAGCATTGTCTCTGGTGGGGCGAACGATTCCATCGAAGCAACGCTATGGATTCGCAATGCGAGCCTTGGCCCTCTTTTGCCGACCGCCCTTTCCGCCACGCCATCCTCCCCCGCTATTTATTCGCCGCGCGTAGGTTTTCTTCTCAGTGCTGGAGCCGACATGATTATGAGAGTGGTCGATACACAAGCTAGCAATGTGACGGTCGCGAGCGTCTATGAAGTGATCCTGCGGCGACTCAGCCTATGAGCGGTATCACAGGACCGGGCGTTACCGGAGGTGACAGCGCTTCGTCCGATGAGGATTTCGTCACTTACTCGGATGAGAGCGCGACCTTACCGAATTCCCGTGCGCTCACCGCCGGCACGAACATCACGCTCGATACCTCTGTCGCCAATGTTCTGACTATCAATGCGAGCGGCGGCGGGAGCACCGTTCCGACGACCGTGCAGGGCGATACGCTCTATGCATCCGCCGCGAACACACTGACCGCGCTCGCGAAGGATACGAACGCAACGCGCTACATTGCCAACACGGGCGCGAGCAACAACACCGCGTGGGCACAAGTGAATCTCGCCAACGGGGTCACCGGGACATTGCCCGTAGGTAACGGCGGGACGGGTCTAACGAGCGGCACTTCGGGTGGAGTCCCCTACTATTCAGCGGCAAATACAGTTGCCAGTTCCGCTGCGCTCGCGGCCAATCAACTCGTGCTTGGCGGAGGCGCTGGGACCACCCCCGCTACACTTGGCTCGCTTGGGACCACGACGACGCTGCTTCACGGCAACGCTGCAGGAGCACCCACTTTCGGCGCGGTCTCACTCACTGCTGATGTGACGGGCGATCTGCCCTTCGCCAATCTCGCGCAGGGTTCCGCGCTGTCTCTCTTGGGGGTTGAGGGTAACGCGAGCGCAGACAACGCGAGCATTGTTGCGGCGAGCGACAACCAAGTAATGCGTCGCTCAGGCACTGCCATTGCGTTCGGCGCAGTGAACCTCGCCAGTAGCGCTGCGATCACTGGCAATCTTCCGGTCGCCAATCTCAACAGCGGCACGAGCGCGAGCGCCTCGACGTTCTGGAGAGGGGATGCCACGTGGGCCGCCGCAGGCGGAGCGCCGGCCGGCAGCGATACGCAGGTGCAGTACAACGACGGGGGCGCGTTCGGCGGCGACGACGCGTTCACGTGGGACGAAACGACTCACCTACTCACGCTCGGCACGGCTGCGACAGCCGCCACTATTGCCGCACCCGGTGGAACGGTTGCGTTGTCGATCCGGGCGAGCACAGGAACGGGAGGCGGGAACGGCGGCCAGATGGCCGTGACGGGCGGCGCTGGCAACGGCGCGGGCGCGGGTGGCCAGCTCTTACTGAGAGGCGGAGCGGGCGGAACTACCTCAGGTTCTGGTGGCGTGGCAAACATCCAAGGCGGTGCGGGCGGTTCGACCAACGGCAACGGCGCGCAGGTGTCTATCACGGGCGGTGCAGGCGTAGGCGCGGGCGTAAGCGGCGGCGTGGTAATTAATGGAGGCGCGTCGGGGTCATCGGGCACGAGTTCGCCGGTAGAACTTGTGGGCGGCACGTCCGGCAGTGGCGCCGGGGGCAACATCACGCTTGCGGCTTCGGCCGGCGTTGGAACGGGAGCCGGCGGCGTTATCACGCTGACGTCGGGAAATGGCGCCGGCACGAATCAGAACGCTGGCACCGTCACGGTTGCAACAGGCACGCGTACCGGTAGCGGCACGGCAAATTTGAGCCTCGCAACGAATGGCAGCACGAGAATCACGATTGACGCCGGCGGCGCTTGGCTCATGGCGGGAACAACCTCCGGCACAGCAGCGCAGATTCTTACGAGCAATGGAAGCGCCGCAGCGCCGACGTGGCAAGACGCCCCTTCCGATGAGCGTCTCAAGCGAGATATCGAGCCTCTGGTCGATGCTGTTGACACGATCAGCAAGTTACGTCCTGTCGAATTCTCCTGGCGCTCCGACACGACACGGGACGACGGCCGCCGTCACTATGGACTCATTGCGCAGGAAGTGTTGATCGCGCTCGAAGGGCGTGCGGTATCGACATGCATGCTGCCGCAGGGCGGCGAAATGGTCGAGCGCTTCGATCTTCGCTTCAACGAAATTACTCCTATTTTGATCCGTGCTGTACAGGAGTTGACGGCTCGGCTCGTGCAGCTAGAAAACTTACTGGAGTCGAAGACATGAAGGGTTTCAAACCGACAGGCTACGGTCCATCGAGTGGATTCAAATATCCGGCACGCATGGGCTTCACGGGTTCAACCGGGAACATCACGCAGGTTTCGCCTTACACGCGTCGCCTGGCGAAGTCGTATGTGCAGCCCCAGAAGTTCGCGGAAGGTGGCTTCGTACGGCAGGACAGTCCGCGCATGAAGTCTGATGTGATCGGCGATCAGGGCAGCGCACTCACCAAGCGCGCGAAACCCTATAACGCGCTTGACCAGGAGTCGGGCGGCAAATCGCCGCTTCGGCCCGGCTACAAGAAAGGCGGCATGGCAAAGAAACGCGGAGCGCTCATGCAGATGGCTGGCATGAATATGCCGATGAAAAAGACCATGAAGAAAGCCGATGGCGGCAAGATAGTTCGTGGATCAAGCGCGAAGAGCTTCATGGAGTCATTGAAGGATGTGCCAGCGCTCATGAAGAGCGTCGTGAATAGCGCCGTATCCGACGTGAAGGGCAAGATGTACAACCGTCAACGCACGGTCGGTGGTCGCAGTGAGTCTATCGGCGAATACGCTACCGAGGCCGAACGCGGTGATCGGAAGGCGAGCCGCTATGCGCGCGGCGGGAAAACACGCATGGGCTACGGAATGGGCGGTGCCGCCGGGAACATTACGGGGATCGATCCTAAAAAAAAAGGATGACGCAGGCTGAGCTGGAGGAGCGTCAGCTGAATCCTCGCTATGCAAGCGGCGGCGGTGTGACGGCTGGAGAAGCGAAGAAGATCGCCGAGCGCACAGTCGGCGAGCACGTGAAGTATCCGGCTCCGAAAGGCCATAGCGGCCTCGGACAGATGATCGCGAAGCGTCGCGGATAAACGCTCCCCTTTGTTGTTGACCCTCGGAGGGGCTTGGCGCAAGGACGCGCCGTTTTAACTCCACTGGAGAATTACATTGGCTGTGTCGGGCACGGTCTCTACGACCACGTTCACGACAAGGCAGGTGTGTGATCACGCCTTCCGTCGCTGTCGTCTGCCGACACAGCTTGTCACGAGCGAGCATCTGCAAATCGCAAAGGACTTGCTTTACCTGCTCATGAGCGAACTGGTGAATCGCGGTATCCCGCTTTGGTGTATCGAGAAGCAGCTTCTGCCGCTGTATGAAGGTTCAACTGAAGTCACATGCCCGGATGGGACAGTGGATGTCCTGAACCTTCAGATTCGCCAGTTGCAGCGCCTCTCGGGCACAACGACAGCCAGTGAGGGAACGGCGGACAACGCCACCGATGCAGATGTGGAAACGTCCTGCACGCAGACGCTTGCCGCCGGCAACATCACTATCGAGTTCGAGTCCGCGACCTCGATCTCTAATCTGGGGATTCTGCCGAACGCCACGGGGACCTGGAGCATCGTCGTACAGACTTCACCGGATGGTGTCACGTATACGACCGTGTACGTGAATACCACATTCGCTGCGGTAAATGGCGAGTGGCAATGGATTGATTTGTTTGCGACGGACACCGTGCAGGAAGGCGTTGCGCTGAATACCGCCCTGTTCGTGCGGCTTCTGGCGGTGACGCCCACTATTCTCAACGTTCGCGAATTCGTGGTAGCGAACATGCCATCTGAGATTCCGATGGCGCGCATCAACAAGGATGATTATCAGAGCCTGCCGGATAAAGCCTTCCAGGGGCGCCCCGTCCAGTTCTGGCTCGACATCCAGCGAGACAACCCCGTCATCCGGATTTGGCCGGCGGTGCAGCTTCAGTACACCTTCTTCCAACTCGTCCTCACGCGAAAACGCTACCTCATGGACGTAGGGACGCTGACGCAAACGCTCGACTTCCCACAACGATGGTTTGAGGCCGTGGTGTCTGAACTGGCTGCACGACTGGCGATGGAAGTGCAAGAAGTGGATATGCAATTGATTCCGGTGCTTCGGGGCGCAGCGGATCGCGCCCTCATGAACGCATGGACGGGCGAAGAGGATTCGAGTCCCGTGTTCCTCAGAGTAAACATCAGACCGTATACGACGTGAGCGGATGGGACGATCCCACAGGTGCCCCGTATTACGCGGTGGGCATCTGTGATCGCTGCAATCGTCGTTTTCTTCTGCACGAACTGATCCAGGACGGAAATCTTCCGGGTCTACGCGTCTGCAAAGACGACTGGGACATGCTCGACCCGTATCGCCTCCCGGCGCGCCAGTCGGACAACCTCATCCTCCCCTTCGTGCGCCCCGATGTGCCGCTGACTATTTCAGCCGCCGCAACCTTTTTGATCCTGACCGAAAGCAACGATCCGCTCATTACCGAGGATGACGATTACATCGTCCAGCAATAGATATGGCGAACGTCAAAATCTCCGAACTTCCGGCCGCCACGGAGCCTCTTGCCGGCACCGAGCCGGTGCCACTCGTTCAGAGCGGCGCCACCAAGCGAGCCCCCGCATCGGCCTTCGGCCCAGCGCTACCGCTTGTCGTGACCAACGGCGGAACTGGCCTTGCGACCGTGACTCAGGGAGACACGTTGTACGCGTCTGCGACAAACACGCTGACGGCGCTCGCGAAGAACGCAACGGCCACGCGATACGTATCGAATACTGGCACGAGTAACAATCCTGCGTGGGCGCAGGTGAATCTCGCCAACGGCGTGACCGGAAATCTTCCGGTCGCCAATCTCAATAGTGGTACGAGCGCGAGTGCTACGACCTTCTGGCGCGGCGATGGTACGTGGGCTGCCGCTGCGGGCGGCGTGACACTGCTCGCCTCAGTGCCAGCTGTATCTTTTACAAACACTGAGTTTGGAACACTCGTGAGTCTGTCAATCGCCAATGTCGCGCAATCTGGCGATGTTCTGTACTTCGTAGCTCACGGAACATTCAATCAGGACGATGCCGGTGGCGCGGGATTGATTATTAACGTCTCGCTCAATGGCACAAACCTGATGGGCGCCGTCGATACCGTTGACATTTTGACCGCAGGCTCCGGAGTATGGTGTTGTGAATTCACGGCAGTTGCTACTGCAACGTACAGCGTTGGCGGCTCGTTCACTGTCAACAATGCCAGTCAAACCACTATTCCGGAAGCAGCCTTCATAGCGTCCGCAGCGGTTGCATTCGCAAATCCAACGACCGTTGAGCTTCTTTTCGATTGGGATGGCGTGACGGTGTCCGACATTGCGGTGTTTTCCGGCTTCCTCCAGCGGATGAGATAACCGCATGCCCACCGCAATGACTTTCACGTCGCTGCAAGTGGATTTGCGGCGATATCTCGAACGCGGCTACGTCGAAGATACGACGGTCTACGACCAGCTCCCGCGCCTCATCAATCTCGCTGAACGAGCTATTGCCACTGAACTGAAGTTCCAAGGCTTCATCAACGTGGTGACTGCGGCATTTGTCGCCGGCACAAGCGTGTATCAAAAGCCGGATCGATGGCGCACCACGGTGAGCATCAACTACGGCAGTGGTACTGACAACAACACGCGCAATCCAATCTTCCCGCGCTCGTACGAATACTGTCGCAGCTATTGGCCCGATGCCACACAGCGGACCGTGCCTCTGTTCTACGCAGACTACGATTACGAGCACTGGCTCATCACACCGACGCCGGATGCGGCCTATCCGTTTGAAGCCCTCTATTACCAGCAGCCACCGCTGCTGGATAGCACCAACGAGACGAACTGGCTGACAGACTACGCACCGAACGCGCTGCTATATCGCGCGCTGCTCGAAGCCACGCCATTCCTCAAGAACGATGAACGCATTCCGACGTGGAGTGCGATGTACGGCCAGCAGATGCAGGCCATCAACACACAAGACCTGCAAAAGATCGTGGACCGCTCGGCCACACGCAAGGCACCGTAATGACCGTCTATACCGAAATCTTCGGCGGGGGAACGATCTACCCCGCCGAGCCCACCTTCCTGTCGCTCACCTATTCGACGAACCAGACGCTCGTGTGGCCCATCGAGCAGTCGGTCGGCGGCGACGACATCGTTGCGAAGATCATCGAACTGCATCCATCGACCACGAGTCTGACAGTAACGCTCGCCGATGCACGTCAGGTGAGTACGGGCTATACGGTTGTGTTCTATAACGCCGAAGCCTCAACGACCACGATCCTCGACAACGGCGGGAACACGCTGCTCACGGTTGCCTCCGGCACGGCGTGGCAAATCTACTTGCGGGATAACTCTACGGACAACGGTCTGTGGCGCACCTTTCAGCAAGGCGCCGGAACGTCCACTGCGAACGCCGCCTCCCTGGCGGGAGCTGGCCTCAAGGCCATCACGACGACGCTCAACACGATGCTCGATCCGGTCGAGCAGGCCGTGAGCTACGTTATCGTCAATGCGGATCGCGCGACCGTCCAGGTATGGACGGGCGCATCGGGCACCTTCACGCTTCCAAGTCCGGCGACAGTCGGCTCGGACTGGTACGTCGTCGTTAAGAACGCGGGCACCGGCAGCGTCACCGTCACACCCCCTTCCGGCACTATCGACGGGAGCGGCTCGCTCATCTTTGCGGTCGATGAGAGCGCGTTCATCTACACCGATGGCACCGACTTCTTCACGGTCGGGCTCGGACAAGCGGTTAACTCCGTCTTCGACTTCATCACGATCAACGTCGCGGGTACTGGCAATTACGTGCTTGCGGGTGCCGAACTCAACCGTATCGCGTATGAGTTCACCGGCATCCTCACGGGCAACCGCAACATCATCGTGCCGGCGAGCGTGCAGCAATACTGGTGCGACAACCAAACGAGCGGCGCCTTCACTCTCACGGTCAAGACGCTCGCCGGAACCGGCGAGGTCGTTCTACCGGGGCAACGTCGCATCCTCTACTGTGACGGAACGAACGTCATCAGCGCAGAGACGTTCATTGTCAGCACCCCGGTGGGGGTAACTCAAGGCGGCACGGGACTTATCACCGTGGCGCAGGGGCAGTTGCTGTACGGATCAGCCGCCGATACCTATTCGCTGCTGACCAAGGACGCCAACGCGACGCGGTATCTATCCAATACCGGCGCGAGCAATAACCCAGCCTGGGCGCAGGTTGTTCTCACCAATGGCGTCAGCGGCATTCTGCCAGGCGCCAACGGCGGCACGGCGAACGGATTCATGGCATTCAGTGGGCCCACCGCCAGCCTGAAGACGTTCGCGCTTCCGGATGCCTCCACCACGATTCTGACCACTAATGCCGTCATCACGGTCCCACAAGGCGGAACCGGACTCACCACCATCGCGCAAGGGGACCTTCTCTATGGCTCCGCCTCCAATACGCTCAGCGCGCTGACGAAGGATGCGAACGCCACTCGATATCTTGCGAATACTGGCGCCACCAATAATCCCGCATGGGGCCAGGTCAATCTTGCGAATGGCGTGACGGGGAATCTTCCCGTCGCGAATCTCAACACCGGCACCAGCGCGAGTGCGACGACGTTTTGGCGTGGCGATGCGACGTGGGCAACTCCGCCGGGCGGCAGCGCGGTCAGCAACACAATCACCTTCGCCGCCGGTACCTATTTCGATTTCAACCTGATTCAAGCCCTCGGCGGCACTCCGGGCGGGTCCGTCACGGTCACGATCAGCGTACCAATTGGCGCGCTGTTCTATGCCACGAACACGGCCACGCCTGCGATGGACCTCACAGGCCTGCCGGCCGGGTCCACGGTCAACATCACGAATCTCGGCTACATCATCGGCCGTGGTGGGGATGCGGGAGATGGGGCCGTTGCACAGGAAGGCGAAGCCGGCGGCGGCCATGAACTTTCGCGCGCCCAAGCGGGCCAGGCGGGTGGCACCGCGATCACCGGGCCCAGCGCGGGCAACACCATCAACATTACCAATGCGAGCGGATTCATTTGGGGCGGGGGCGGCGGTGGCGGTGGTGGCGGGGCCACCGTTGAGAACACGACGAACGTCGGAGCAAACGGAGGCGGCGGCGGTGGTGGTGCCAGCGGAGGTCGCGGCGGTTGGGGCGGCACGAGTCAATCCGCCGGTTCTGCCGGAGGTCGCGGCGGATTCGGTCTGAATGGAGTCAATAGCGCGGCGGGCGCGGGCGGGGCTGGTTCAACCTCCGGTGCCCCGAGTGCAGGAGGTGCCGGCGGAGCCGGTGGTGGAAATGGTGCGGCCGGCACGGCGGGGACGGCAGAAACAGGTTCCGATTTCGATGCCGCCGCAGGAACGGGAGGTGCGGCCGGTGCAGCATTGGTGAGCGGCGGCGCCACAGTGAACTTCATCAGCGGTAGCGGCTCACCGAATGTCAAAGGTGCCGCAGCCTGATGGAGAACCCGATTGTCATCCGCTCCGATCCGGGCATCAAGCGCGATGGCACTCAATTTGAGGGCGACAACTACATTGATGGAAACTGGTGCCGCTTCAATCGGAATTTGCCGCGCAAGATGGGTGGCTATCGCGGTATTAGCTCGACGTTTACCGAACTCGTCTATGGCATGTCGTCATATTCACAGAACGGCGTGCAGTACATCCATGTTGGTAGTGCCAGCATGTTGCAACAGGCACAGGTTGACTCCGCCGGCATCCTGATCGCGCTGCATAACCGCACACCGGCGGGCTTCACATTGGATGCCAATAATCTGTGGCAGTTCGATGTGATGAATAACAACGTGTCAGCGACGGACACGATCCTGGTCGCTCATGCCGCCCCAAACCTTGATGACATCAGTAGCGACGATCAGACCGCCATCTACTATGGCGATATCACGACCTCTGCAGCGCTCACAGCAACCGGCATGGATGCGCAGAGCGGTGGCCTCGTCGTGCTGTCGCCGTACCTCGTGACCTACGGGAACGGCGGTCGCGTCGATGTATCTGAGGCCAACGATGTGGTGAGCGTCCCGATGGGCTCGGCCTTCGTGACGGGCCAGAAGATCGTGAAGGGCCTTCCGCTGCGCGGAGGGGGCGCCGGACCCTCCGGCCTTCTGTGGTCGCTCGACTCGCTCATCCGCATGACGTTTCAAGCAGCCGTTACGCCAATCCCTTTCGCCTTCGACACGATCAGTTCGGAATCTTCGATTCTCTCATCGCAAGGCGTAATCGAATACGACGGTGTGTACTACTGGGCCGGCGTGGATCGGTTCCTCTCATTCAATGGTGTCGTGCGCGAAGTGCCGAATACCATGAACCAGAATTGGTTTTTCGACAATCTCAACTACACGTGGCGACAGAAGGTATTCGCCTTCAAGGTTCCTCGCTGGGGAGAGATATGGTGGTGCTATCCGCGTGGCTCGGCGACAGAATGCACGCATGCGGTGATTCTCAATGTGCGCGAAGGTACGTGGTACGACACGGAACTGCCCAATAGCGGACGCAGTGCGGGTATCTACGCGAAGGTCTACAGCAAGCCATTCATGGTGGATGTGGATGCGACTGCGACGGGCTACACGCTCTGGCAGCATGAGTCCGGCGTCAACTCCATCAATGGGCCCATCGTAGAACCGATCCCGGCGTTCATCGAGACCGCCGAGATTACGATGCTCACGGGCCCGCAGCCCATGAACAAGAGCCTGCGCTGCGCACGCATCGAACCGGATTTCGTGCAGAGTGGGGATATGTCCTTAGAGGTGAACGGTCGCGCCAACGCGCGCGCGCCGGAAGACATCGGCGAAACATTCACGTTCCCGGATACCGCGACAGGCCCCGAGAACCAGATCGTGAATGTGAAGGAAGTGCGCCGTCTCATGCGTTTCAAGTTCACGAGTAACGCCATCGATGGAGACTTCGAGATGGGCCAGTGCATCGCGCACATCGAACCGGCGGACGGGCGCGTCACGCAGTGATCATCGATCCTCGCGGGCTCACAGTCATCGAGTGGACCGATTACATGGCTGATGAGCTGGTGGGCTTCAGTCTTCCGCCGCGCCTCGATGACCCGGAGCAATGGCGCATGTGGGCGCTCATTGTCAGTCAATCCCCGGCCGTTGCTGCCTTCAATCCTCCAAACCCGCTCCAATACCTTGACTGGAGCGAGTGGGCCGAGCGCTTCAACCAGACCGTCGATCTTCCGACGTAGGTGACCCGATGAATTCTTCGACGATCATCCGCAGCCCAAATCTGCGCGATGGCGATGTGCCGTACATCGTCCGCCTGTATGAAGCGCCGCGTCCGCTGCCGTTCAAGAATGGGGGCCTGGCGCGCGCAGCACAGACGATCCGCTCTGCCGGGCGCGGGGGCGACGACGTGCTGCTGCATATCAATCCCGAGGAGTTTGAGTTTCTGAAGCAGCAGTGGGGCGAGCCCTCAATGAATCCACACACAGGCCTGCCTGAATATGGCCTGTGGTCGAAGATCAAGAAGGCGCTGAAGTTTGAGGTGTTCAACACCAAAGGCATTCTCAAGAAGATCGCCAAGAATCCACAGCGCTTGCTGACGGGTGCCATCGATCCACTCGGCACGAAAATCACGAACAAGATGTTTGGTACGCACTATGACCCGGCTGTGAATCAACTTGGTGGTGCAACGAAGCAGACATTTCAGGAAGCCAAAGCGAAGGGGATGGACACCGGTCTCGCCAAAACGCTGCACGGTGTTGCAGGCGCGGTCGCCGGCTTCTATGGCAGCAATGCGCTGGCAGGGCTCGCCAGTAAAGGCCTCGGCGCCGCGTCGCAGGCGCTCCAGGGAAGCGGCAGCCTTGGGGGCACCGGCCCCATCTCCGAAGTTGTACCGAGCGTGCAGCGAATCGGCGCTGGTGCAGACACGGTCGGCGCACTGAGCAATGCCGAAAAACTCGCGATGGCGACGAACACGGCCGGCAGTATCGCCGAGCCGATCAGTCCGGTTGTGACAAGTGTCTCAAGAGTTCCGGTAACGGGCGCTTCGCAAAGCGGGCTCAGTGGGCTGCTCACCAAGGGCGGCAAAATGGCCGGCGAATATGCGAAGAATCCGAAGAACTGGCCCACGATCCTCGGCGCGGTGGGAGCGCTCGGCAGTGGCGGAGCCGATGAGGGCGCCGCACCGCTAACACCGCAGTCACCTGGGCTTCAGCAGCTTCCATTCTCGCGCACTCAGACGAAGCCCAACATCGATTGGTACACCTATGGCGAGCGCCCTGAAGCAGCGTTCTACAGCGGCAACACGATCCCGGCGTTCACTCCGGAAGAACAGCAGCCGAAAGGGGCGAAGCACGGGGGCGCGATGTCGCGCTACGTGCGCGGACCCGGCACCGGCCGTTCTGATTCCATCGATGCGAAGCTGAGCGACGGCGAATATGTGTTGACCGCAGAAGATGTGGCACTTCTGGGTGATGGTTCATCGGAAGCGGGCGCGAAGCGCTTGGATCAGTTCCGCTCGAACCTGCGAAAACACAAAGGCGGTGCGCTTTCGCGCGGCAAGATTTCCCCTAATGCGAAGTCCCCGATGTCTTACTTGCGGGGGCCACGCTAATGGGTGTAGCCGACTTCCTCTTCGAGGGTAAAGCCCCGCCTGCCGTAACGACGTACGGCACGCAGACTTCCGACATTCCACAGTTTATGTCGGACTACACACAGGGACTCATCTCGCGCGCGAATGCGGTCGCTGCCGAGCCCTATCAACAGTACGGTGGACCACGTGTTGCGGGCTTCACGCCCGATACGCAGAATGCTTTCAACCAGACGCGGCAGGCCGCGAATGCATATCAGGGTCCACTCGCGCAGGCGCTCGGACTCACGGAGCAAGCCACCGCGCCAGGACAGAGCGGCCTTGCGCAAGCGCAGCCCTATCTGAATCAAGCGGCCGGCAACTTCACACCCCAAGCCGCGCAGCAGTACATGGACCCGTACGTCGGCAACGTCATCAATCGTGCATCACTCGAAGCAAATCGAAACTATAACGAGAACATCCTGCCGGGGCTCACCAACAAGTTCACCGCAGCGGGGCAATACGGCTCCTCCGCGATGGCCCGCGAAGCCAACCGTGCCGCGCGTGACCTGACCGAAGGCCTGCAGTCCAATGCTGCCTCCCAGCTTTCCGGTGCGTACTCGCAAGCCGGCAACCTGTTCAACGCCGACCAGGCGCGGCAGCTCGGTGTGGCACAGACCACAGGCCAGCTCGCCGGGCAACAGCAGGGCGCCTTGCTCCAGGGCGGTGCGCAGATGGGCGCGCTCGGGCAGGCCCAGCAACAGCTCGGGCTTCAGGGGGCCGCTGCACTCGACACGATTGGCCAGGAACAGCAAGGACAACAGCAGAAGAATCTCAATGTGGCATATGAGGATTTCCAGAATCAGACGAACTATCCCCGCTCGACCATCGATTGGATGTCGTCGGTGATTCGCGGATTGCCGGCGCCTGTCTCTACTACGAGCACGCAGACGGGCCCGGCGAATGTGTATCAGCCGTCGCCCCTGTCGCAGCTTGGTTCATTTGGCACCGGTATCGCGGGACTTCAGGAACTCCTGAAGAAGAACGGAGGCACTTAAATGCGCAAGAAGTACGCGACCGGCGGCTCACTCGATGTTCTGGCGGAGGATGACGAAGACAGCACCGAAGATGCTGATAACGGGATGCCGGCGAGCGCCGTGACGAGTGCCGGAGGACTCAACGCACTGGATATGCCAGGCGCAGCCGAGGCGCTCGCGCTCATGGCGCGGAGTTCGGCCGATGCACGCAAGGCGCTTCAGCAGGCGCGCGAGTCGATTCTGGCGCGCAAGTACAACCGCGCAATCCCGCTGCTCGCCGCGTCTGCTGCGCTCGGCGCTCCGACACGCGCGGGCTCGACCGCCGAATCTTTCGGCGCAATGGCCGGTGCGCTCACGGGCCCGCTGCGTGAGAAGCAGGCATTCGAGACTGGCAATCAGAAGGAGCTGCTCGGTATCGATACCAGTATGGCGGGGCTCGATCAAAGCACGGCGCAGGCGCAACTACAGCTCGCGGTGCTCCGTGCGAAGCTCGCGAACGAAGCCAATAACGCTCCGTTGGAGAAGGTGGTCGTTCCGGGCCAGACGAACCCGATTGGTATGCGACGCACGGAGGCACGGGGTAAACCGCTGTGGGTTCCACCCCCCGGTGCAGGAACTAACGTCACGCTCAATACGCAGAAAGACTTGTATGGAACGATGGCGACGAATCTCGGTGAGCAGTACACCAATCAATACCTCGCGGCACAGAAGGCACCCCAGGCCATCGAGGCGACGCGGCAGATCCGCGAACTGCTGAAGAAGACGCCTTACACCGGAACCGGCGCCGAATGGAAACTGAAGGTCGGTAAAACCGCCAAGGCGCTCGGCTTTAATTACGCGGGAGATGATATCAAGAATACGGAGCTTCTCTTCTCGCGGCTCGGACAGGAAACGCTCAACAACGTCAAGCAATCAGGGCTTGGCACGGGGAACGGCTTCACCGAGAAAGACCTGCGCTTCCTGCGCGAGGTAGTGGGCGGCACGATTACGCTCGATAACGAGACGTTCGCGCTGCTCGCGGACCTTCACGAGAACTCCGCACGACAGTCTGCGAAGGTTTGGAATGACACTTATGGACGCCTGAACCAAGAACAATTGCGCGGACTTGGCGTGACGCGCATCGAACTACCCGAAGCGCCTGACGTTATGCAACCTACTGTGACGACGCCATCTGCGACTGAGTCGGACGAAGAACCGATCAATCCGGATGATGAGGCTCCCGCTCGCGCTCCGCCCGCTGCCGAGACCCTCCTGCGCTCAAATCCGACACCAGAAATGAAGCAGTTCTTCCTCGGAAAGTATAAGTACCTGCCCGATGGCCTCTAACCCGTTCGATCAGTTCGATGCGGCTTCTGCGACTCCAGCGGTGTTAGCTCCACGCGTTGCGCCTCGTTCGCGGCCCGCGCAAGCACCTGCAACGAATCCCTTCGATCAGTTCGATGCGCTGCCAATCGATAAAGCGCTGGCGCAGCATGAAGACGAGACTATTGCCTATCAGGCCAAGGCGCAGGAAGCATACATGGCCCGCATGGCAGCGGCACAGAAATGGGCCGGTGAGCATCCGGAGTTGGCGGGGCCCTCTTCGATGCAAGAGCCCCCGCCGGCCCTCGATCCATACCTAACTCATCGCAAGCCACCGATTGCTCCACGCGAAGCCGCGCCGAAACAGCAGATGGGCAGCGGCTTCAGTGCGACCGCGCAACTGGGGCTCGTCGAAGATCAGGACACGAAGCGCCGCATCCTCGCGCAGACACTGTTCCCGAATGATCCGGGCGGCATCTATCGCGTGGGCTTCGATGCGGATGGGCAGCCGGTCTACGTGGGCGATGACAACAAGCTGCACAAGATCGCGAGTGGCACGGCCGCGTTTGGGGCGCAGCTCGCCGCGAATGCACCGGAGATGATTGGTGGGGGCATCGGCGCCGTCGCAGGCCCGTGGGGCGCAACGTTGGGCGCATCCGGTATGCACGGGATCAAGCGGGGTGTCGCCGGCCTTATTTATGACGAGCCGCAGACGGTCGGTGCGAACTTGAAGGGAATGGCGGCTGAAGGATTGAGTACGCTGGCCGGGGAAGGCACTGGCAAGTTGATGAACGTGATCGGGAACCGAAATCGCGTCATCGACTTCACGCCTCAAGATATGGCGGCAGCCGAGGCGGTGCGCCAGCGCGTGTGGGATGTTGCCCGCGTCAACCTGGACCTGGCGCAAGCATCCGGGGACCGCCGTCTCATTGCGCTTCGTGCCTATGTCGCGCGTTATCCAGGGCCCTCGGCCAATCTCGTGCAGTCTGCCGAAGAGCGTGCGAAGGGGCAGTTCCACGAGGCCACAGAGCGCGTACTCGACACGATTGCGAATGCCACACCGGCCGAGGTCGCGGGACAGGAAGGGATCAACGCGGCGAAACTCGCCATTCAAACTGCGCGTGACGTAGCGCAGGCGAAAGTTGATCCGCTTTACAGAGCGGCCTATGAGAAAGGCGCAGCTGTGATGGACCCCGAGGTCATTCGCTTCTTTCGGCACAAGGAATTCCGGGAGGCCTATCGCAAGGGACAAGACATCGCACGGTTGGACGAGGCGGAAGCGCCAACGGTCACCGTGCGTACGACACGCACCGTGCCGGGCGAGATGCCACCGATGACGGCGACAGAAGTTCCGCAAATGAATATGAGGGAGGTCCCCACACCACCCGGCGCCGCGCAAAAGCCACCGGGACTCACGGTAGATCAACCGCGATTGGGCCTTGAACGGCAGGAAGCGGTTCCCAGTCGCGAGGTCGCGGTGATCGACCAGGATGGCAACATCGTTCAGCGTCCGCGCAAGTTCCGTCGCGAGCGCATGCCATCGTCAGGAGTCTATCGCACGACCGAAGTGACCGATGAAGAGTATATGAAGGTGCCGGACCTGCGCGCGCTCGATAACACCAAGCGGGGGCTGGATCGGATGGTGGAAGAGTTGATGAGCGCTGGAAAGCGAAATGAGGCACGCGCCTTATCCAGACAGCGCAGGCGATTCGTCGCAGCGCTAGATAATCTAGACATTCCAGAATACAAGGCCGCGCGCACGGCCTGGAAAGAGGAACTCGCCAACAACATCAACCCAATGGAGAACGGCGTGGTGGGGGTGCTATCACGCATCAAGGACCCGCTCGCCTCCAAGGCCGCCGCACGTATATTCTCGGACCCGAATCTCACGCCCACGATGGTGGAGGCCGCGAAGACGGCGATTCGGAAACAGAGCCCGGAAGAATGGGATGCGCTTTCACGTACGTGGATTGCACATAAATGGAACCAAGCCCAGCGTGTCACGCGGACGAGCACGGATGTTAATTCACCAGGTGCGTTTCATCAGGCGCTCTTTGGGACGCCGAATGCTCGGGCCAACACGATGGCCATGCTCGACAAACCTTCCGCCGATGCCCTCGAAGGCGTCATGGAAGCAGCGGAAGGGCTGAAGCGCACGCCGATTGCGGGCTCTAATACGTTTCGGGACCAGGAGACCAAAGCGATATTTGAAGGTCTGACGGGAACGGGGTTCCGCATCTGGCACGCGATCTCAAGCCCGCGTGAGGCACTGCGCGATGTCGCTCAACGTCGGGCCGCCGAACAGAGCACGCTGGCCGTAGCGCAGGGCATCCTCGATCCGACGATGCGACACAAGCTGCGCGTCATCCTGCGCATGAAGCCCACCACTCAACGCAACGTTCTGCTCTTCAATGTAATCGGTGCGCAGTCACTGAAGGATTATATGAAGTCCCGCGCATCTCAAGGTGAGGACAGCGGGCTCATCGCCGGAGAAGAAAATGCAGTCGGGCAATAAGCCGCCATCGACGCTGATGGCGATCCGCAACGGCAAGATGAAGCGCGGGCCCGGCGGGAACTCTCCGATGGAAGCGGGCATGAACGCGCAGATGAACAACGGACAGGGACACGGCCACAACTTCTTCTCCACCACTCCGCTCATGGGGCACGCCATGTCAGGCACGCAACTCGGGCAGGCCGATGGTGCGATCCGCAACGCGCAGAGCACGCTCGCGAAGTTCCGCTTCGCCGATGGCGGCAAGGTCGCAAAGCCAGCGGGGCCGTCAGCCAAGGAACGCAAGGAAATACGCAACATCATCGAGCGGGGAAAGACGAATGCAGTGGCTGCGCTGCGCGGAACGCGAGCAGCGCTCATCGATTCGTCGCCCGATGATTCATCGGATTTTGGTCCCGCGTTGGACAAGCTGCGTGGGCGTCTTGAAATGAAGGACGGCGGTGAGGTCGAAGCGTCCGCGAGCGGTGATCCCCAGATGATGTATCAGGAATATATGGAACTGATGGATCACCTCCAGGATGCGAACCTGGATCAGGGACTCCAGGTGCAGATCGTGGAGCGGCTTGCTGACCTTGAACAGACGCTCGAAGCACTCGGTATCAATGTCGCCGAGCAGGCCGGCATCGGATAA